CCCAATGATGACCTCTGCCGCCGGGGTTGGTCGTAGCCCTCATATAAATTGGCAAATCGGGTGCAGTGGACCTAAGACGAGACCGCATATAGTTCCATGCGTATGGTGTGGCCCATTGTGTTAACTCGTCAAATCCTATCCAGCTAAATGCTAGACCCTGATAACGCAAGACATCATCATCTCTGTCGAGATAGGACATCCACAACCTTGCCCCAGATGGCGCAGTCCACTGCATCTTTCTTTCTGACCACTTAATACCGGGCCAGATTTTTGGGTATAACTCCTGCGACTTGAATACGAGTTCTCTTAACTCTTCTGTTGTATGTCGCAAAAGCAACCCACTAAATGCGGGATGCCCCATGTAGCGTAGTGGGTCAGAGAGCATAGCATAGGACTTACCCCCGCCAGCACTTCCACCATATAACACCTCTCGTTCCGCTGCAGCTAAGAAATCTGTCTGTGGGCCGGGATTAGGTTTAAAGAGTACATTAGCTGTCTCTTCTATAGCCTGTGTTTCATACTCTATCGGTTGTATTTCAACCGTTGGCTCTGGAACCTGTTCTTTCTTCTTCAAGGGCTTTCGCTTTGGCGATTGCCTTTTCCGCATATTCTGCCCACTTGCGGATGCTTGTAGCTTGGTTCTTACGTCTTCGCTCATTAGCTAACCTTTTCCTTAACCCTACATGGGATATGTAGCGGCCTGTCTGTGTACTTAGCCAGTTTGCTACTTCACGATAACTGTATTGATTTACGTGGCTACGTGCCTTCTCAAGTAAATCTAATTCAATCTGTATAGGTTGCAGAAGGTCGGGGTCTGCTTCATCCTGTTTGTATCCGAATGGTACTGTACGTGCAATACGTGGTATGGCTACCCACTCGTTCTGTTCTTTGATATCTGTTGGCTGTGGAAGTTTCCACTTGCCTATGCTTCTAGTCATCGTCTTCCACTACAGCTTTAGGTGGCATAAGCATGACACCCCCTGATGCTTCTACTTGCATCTTCTCAGTCTTAACCAAACCTGTGCGGTCAAGTAATTCTTTTGCTGCAGCCATCTTATCACGTATACCTAGTTCAGTTGGGTCATACAACCCACCTACCATAGCCATCGCTGCTTTCGGCGCATTACGTGCCATGTACATTTGAGTAGCCTCAAGTATCTCTTCTTTAAGACCTTTAACAATTTCTGAAGTACTAGAAGTGTCAGCATATCCTGCCAGTTTCTTTGCTTGCACCAAATCACCGCCAGCTTCTTCAAAGAGTACGTTGAGTAGTGTCTGTTGTTTATCTGTAAGTTGACGTGTCATTAATCTGTAAGTTCCTTTACAAACTTTTTTATATTTTTTGCTGCTTTATTAAGTTTGTCTTCAATAGTATGAGGTAAAAAACTAGTAGATTTTTTGGGGTTTTTACCCATATGATATGTTTGACCCTTAGTACCTTTTACTTTAGTTATGTAGCCCATCTAAAATTCTCCATTGTGCATAGCGTTAGCTAACTTAGTGGCTCTGCCTTTTACTTGAGATGCCCACCTACTGTCTAACATTTCTTTTGCTGCAGTTGGGTAGTCCTCATCATGGATAGCTGCCCACATCATTTTAAACTTATTCAATCTAGGTACACCCATGTTAAACGCCATGTCTATGACAATAAGCTGACGTACAGCGTCCAGACTGTCCACGCAAGGGTGCGCACGTACCAGTTCCTCTTCGACTATCTGTACGTCATTCTCTGCTAGGTAGACCGCATCAGCTTCTGTGATACCATATTCGTATACATGGTCAATAGAAGGAATATCTAAATCATCCAATTCCTCTTTAGTTATGCCACGGTCTTCTAGGTTCCTGCCGATACCTATAGTATCAATCCCTAATGTATCCTTATACACCTGTAGCCTTAGACCCTCGCTTACTACTAGCTTGTCTATCAGGTCTTGTCGGTTGTACTTCATTCTCTTTACCCTCGTGATTCATCCATACCGCAAATGCACCTGTCATGGCCCCCGTGACTACACTCACCAGTGCCGCTTGTTGACTTGTCGGGTCTTGCAGTGTCATAAACCACTCCACCACTCTCCATGCCGATATGGACATCATTAGCATCATTAGTCGTGGAATCAGTTTCCACTCTAGTATCTTCTGTGCTGCCATTATTTTTTACCAAAGAATTTTGTTGCACTACGAACTCCAAAAGAAGCCGCAACGATAACTCCAAGTGAGTACTGATACCATTCAGGCATCTCGTTGAGCCTTGCAAATCCATTTGCTACTACATCTTCCATACCCGGTACAAATGCTAAGATAAGCGGAATACTAAATAGAATAGTCAGCCACTCATCTTTCCACGAGTTAGATGACCCTTTAGCCATCTCTAAGTCCCAGTCAATCTCGCCAGTAGCTTTCTTCTGCATGACTATAGCTTCAGCTTGTGCTTTAGCTACCTTAGTCTGTGCATTAGCTTTTGTCTGTTCTACTTTGCCTGACATCCATGTGCCAGCTATTTCTGCAATAGGTCCAATAAGTAAATTAAGCATTAGGCTCCCCGTCTGAACTTCGCGGTTTTCTTTGATATCGCTTTAGGCTGCTTGACGAATTGCTTACCAGCAGCAGTTCCTTTTCTTTTAGCAGCGGTGGTGGACGCATACTCCGAAGACGAGAGGGCTTTAATAGCTGATGCCGGAAGATAACGCTCTCCTGTTTGCTTGGAGGGTTTGCCACTCTTGGTTCTCCAGTCTTGCTTAGACCAATTAGCTAAACTCTTTTGAGGTTTTTTCATAATACAGTTATACCACTTACGTTTATGTTTGTCAAGTAAATAATGAATATGTCATTGCTGCTGATGCAGTTAAAGCAAATACAAAGAATCCTACAGCCATTGCAGCAATACCCGCTACTATTAATGTAATCTTTATATTCTCTATAATTTCATTCTGCCTTTGAATAGCTGCTTTTTTAGCTTTAAGTGCAGCTTCTCTAGCTTCCTGTAATCGCTTCTGTCTTTCAGCTAGTATGCCCTTCCATGTACCATGCCCAAATCGCATGTCTACCATAGTGGCTACTTCTTGTAACTTCTCTGCTGCTATCTTAGCATCAATAACATCACGTGCTACACTGTTTACACCAAACTGGTCTGTTATACCTACGCCAGACTTTTTAGCACGTTCCTGTTGTATTTGTTTTTCGCCAGCAAATAGATTGTCTATATGTCCAGCTATATCACTTATATCATTAGCGGTAGTGATAGCACCTTTAATGCCATCTACGGCACTCTTCACAAGTGCTATACCTGCGAGTGTCTCTGCAATCATTGTTGGTTGGTTCCTACTTGGGTTGGGGTCTACATACTGCAGTTATCTTTTTTCTTTTACCGCCACCCGCTGGAACAGATTGTTGTCGGGACAATCTTTCAGCAAAGTATAGGCATCTATCCATGTCTACAAACTTCTGTGTTTTATCTATTATGTTTGCACCTAAGTACACATACAACACAAATACAATCATTCTTCTATAAATTCTAATATGCTGCCAGTATCTTCGTCCAGCTTAACTTTAAATTCCTTGCATGACCACTTCTGGTCAAAGTTATGAGTTACGCCTGTATTTCTTTTTATCTTACGTCTTACTGACAGGCACTGAGATAAAGATTGATACGGGGTGTATTCTACCCTTTCACTACCCATAGTTAACAGCAATACAAAAGTAAGTTCAATCATCGCCGTTTCTTAGTTTCTCTATGTTATCTTCTAAATTCGTGATACGCTTCTCATAAAACTCTAGCGTTAACTTTTGCTGCTGGTCGTAGGGTGCTTTGCCATCTTCTATTTCATTCTGTAGTTTTTCTAGTTCACTGGCTATGTGTTCAATAAGCATGAACTGTTCGCTGTCTGCTGGCAAGCTGCCCATTTCACCACGAGGCCACTTAATACGAAACTCTGTATTCTGTTCCAAGTCTGACTTCATCATAGTGATGTTAGTTTCTAATTGGTTTAGTCTTTCGATAATACCAAAATATGCCCACGTTGCTACAGATGCAGCAGCCACCATGCTTATAATGTTACGTAGTGGTAACGCAACCTCTGTATTTTCATTTAGCTTTGTTGGCATTACTCATTCTCTTTATCCATTCCAACGCAGAAACATTTAGCATCAGGATTACTA